GACCCGCAAGACACTATTTAAAGCTGCCCAGAGTTTTTTGCATCGAATGGCTTTCGTTTAGAAATTCCGACTCATATACATATGTTGTTGTCTTGGAGATTTCGTCGCCCCGGCGGAAGACTACAGCATCAAGATCCACCGCAACAAAGGCGTAAACATCTGACCGAGGCCCACTCTTTTTAGCTGTGTAGAATTTGTACCTTCTGCCCACCCCATGCGTCTTGCTGGCGCTCTTTACCTGCAACGTGAGAGTGCGTTCATACATTTGTATATACGCATCGTGGTCTCTGATTTGACATAGGGTGCAGAGATAGCCAGCAAGCGAAAGCCGGGCGAGTGCTAAATGCTCGCCCGCCCTGCCTACTGCCGCGCTGGCCTTCTGATCTTGGACCCGCACTTAGCTAACTTAGCTAGACTAGGCCATGAGCCAAGTGTGGATTTTCTTGCTCTGGTTGCTTCTATCATCCAGCCCGTGATAGCCGCCATTCACGCGACGCGTTATGCGCTTGATTGCGTCATCCGTTACGCCCTCATCGGCAATCTTAAACAAGCCATTCTTCTCAAAAAACCACAGCGCAGTCTCAAAGGCGTAATCGTCTGCCACCAAGTCTGGGTCAGTCATAACCTCCGGCACACCCATATCAGATGCAAACGAGCGATAATTGTTTCGCCCGGTGAGCTGTAGAAATCCACGGCCAATGTATAGGCTCGCTTGCGCCTCATTCTCGTTACCCATGCGGCCAGCGTAAACCTTGCCAGCAAGCCCGTTTGGGTTCTTGGCGTATGGCTCTGCATCTTCAACGGTTGGGAAGCGCGAGGGCCACACAGCCTGTATGCGCTCTGGTGAGCTATAATACAGGCTTTCACGGGTGCGCTTGAAGCCACCGCTTTCGTGTGATGCCTGCCCCATCAAGTGTGCGCCGCGCGCCGGGGATAGGTTAAAATACTTTGCGATTGCTCGCGCTGTATTCGGCCCAAACTCGCCATCGGGACTTGACCCGATTTTAGTCTGGAGGCTAGCCATTGCCTTGCTCATTTCTTAACCTTTTTCTTTGCTGTCTTGGCAGCCGCTTTAAATGCACTGGCCGTTGGCGCTCCTTTAGTGCCGGGCTTGCGCATTTTCTCTCCGCTTCCGGCCTTGATGCGCGCACGCTTTTTAGCAATGTTTGAATACAGTCCCATTTCATTAAGTCCTCTTCGATTTAGTGCCGCTGCATTTCCAGCGCTTGCGTGAAAGATTTAGCGGGCTGTTAGGATCTTTCGCCGCCTTCGGAAACTTCTTCTTCTGCGCCGCGGATCGTGCGCAATACGCATCGCCCTTCTTGGTGCCGGGCTTGACCCGTGGGCCACCGCCTTTTGCTTTGCCCGCTTGACCGTAGCTGACTTTACGTCCGCTTGAGGTAACTTTAACGCGGGCTTTGCCCTTCGCTGGTGTAGCTCTACTCATGTGTTTTCTCCAACTTTGAAGCAATACGGCCTGACCGAAAAACCTTTGTCAACTAACTTCAAAGCAAAGTTCATTGCGTCTGCTTGGCACTCGGCCTCGGTATACCATATATCGTTTAAGTTTGCGACCACTGCACAGGACTGAGCTTGCAGCGTAGAACATACGAGGAGGGCCGCAAGAAACATTACCTCTTCAGCCCCTTCACTGTGCGTATGCCAAAGCTCGCCGCGATGCTGGCATACATTGCCCATTGGAACCACTGAGGCGCAGCATCAAGATTTGCAAAACCCTGCGCCATGTAAGGCTGTATGCCCGGTATGAAGCTGCCAAGAACGATGGCTATGAATGCCACGGTCCACGCCTCATCTTTCCACGAATTGTTGCTGGCCTCGATAGCAGCTTGTTCCCAGCTGATTTCGCCAGTGGCGATTTTCATCTTGGTCTCAGCTTCCGCTTTCTTCACGGCAGTCTTGCCGTCAATGTAGCTGGCAGCAAGCCCGCCGAGTGATCCGATTATCTGGCCGATCATTTCTTAGCCCCCATTGCGCTAAATCCAAAGAACGCGGCGACAAGGCCAGATATGGCTATGAAATATGTGGGGGCGATTGTAGCTAAAAGCTGCCCTGTTGTGTCATAGCCCCAGATGTCAGCCGCAACTATCCCAAACGGGTAGATCAGCAATCCAAAAAGCGCGAACCACGTCATGCGTAGCTGCGCATCGCGCTTGTGGTCGGCGTCTTCCATGCGGAGGCGTCGATCCTCGAGCATAAGCTCGCGCTCATCTAGGTCAATCTTGCCGTTACCGTTTAGGTCATACTCAGTCATTGGCTAACTCCAATTTTGAAACATTGCAGATATTCATTGTTTTTAGTTACCAGAACAGACGCCTTGCGCAGCGCATCAAAGCACTCTTTCTCACTGCCATACTGGCCCACCTCAAAGTGGATGACCTGCGCTGTTAGCTGGAACCAAAGCAATAAATACATTTAAAACTTCCCATGCTTGAGGCCCAAGAAATACAGAATGACGATCAATGCACCAAATCCAGCAAGCAAAAGCGCTGTGCCGACTGCCAAACTTATGCACTTGTCAATAAACTCCTGCTTCTTATAGACCAGCTCCTGCTGACGTTTGCGTTGCTCGCCCTCAATTTTTACTATGGCCTTCCAGGCGCTGGGCCCGTAATGCCACGAAATATGGCTGCGGAGATCCTCTCGATATTCAGCCAATTTCTGCTTTTGCGACCATATCTCTAGGGCGTTAGCCTCATTGTCGCTGAACATTTTATACAGCGGCGGCTTCTGCGACTTCTTTTCCAGGAAATCCAGATCGGACGCGGCCTTGGCAAATTGCGATATAGTGCCAGACATTTCGTGGACACTTTTCCCAAAATCCACCGCCTTCTTGATACCTTTATAGGCTGCTGACGCCGCGGCTATGCAGGTGACCGGGTCCATATCACCGCTCCATCAACCGATCAATTTTTTCTTCGAGCCGGTCAAACTTATTCATGATTTGTGATAGCACTTCAGAGCTGTCTGACTTGGTGACATATTCTTTGGCCATTTCTTCGCGGGTGCGGTTAAGCAGGATGCGCAGGCGATCCAACTCTTCTCGCTGAGTTTTGAGCCACCAGCCAATGCCGGCGATGACAACTCCAAAAAGTATATTCAAGATTGCGTCAACTTCCATGGTTGGCTCCAAAAGGTTCCCGGCCATATTAACACGACGACGGCAGAAAAGAAATATCTCGGCAACACCTTGACCCCTGCTCCCATTCTGTTAACACTGCACAAACAAATGGAGGAACCACTGTGAAACACGAGTTAAAACAAATCGGGCCACGCATCCGCTCCGATATAGCTGAGATGCTGAAAGAGCATTGCGCCAGCCAGCGCGTCAGCGCGTCGTTGACGATAGAGCGACTGATCGTCGAGCATCTCAAGAAGGGTGGATATGTTGTCGAAGATTACAATCGGTATTGATCCCGGCTACCGCACCGGGGGCGTCGCGCTTCTGGGTGACGGCTTCGCTGAAGTGCACGACCTGCCGGTCTACACCGAGGGCGGCGTCGACGTGATCGCGCTGCTCGACATCATTAACAGCGCCGGGCCGGTTGAGCATATTTGGCTTGAAAAACAACAGGCTATGCCGAAACAGGGTGTGGTGTCGGTGTTTAAGCTGGGATTTGCCTACGGCCAAATTTTAACGACAGCCGCACTGTCTGGCCACCCGTACAGCGAAGTGCGGCCCGCCAAGTGGAAGTCGAGCATGAATTTGCCGAAGGACAAGGACGCGGCGCGCCGGCAGGCTCAGCAGTGGTTCCCGGATCTCGCGCTGCGACTGAAGCGCAAGAAAGACGAGCACCGTGCAGAAAGTCTGCTGGTGGCAGCATTTGGGAGGGGAGAGAGATGAGTTATATTGTGGCCGTCGTTAAGGACGGAAAGACGTGCATTGAGATTGATGGGATCTACTTCAAAACGGAGGGGCTCGACGATGTAGCGCAATACATGCTCTGGAAGCACGACCAGCATAGGGAGCGTGGGTATAAGGCGCTTGTTCTGGAAGTTAAGCAGACCTTTACAGAGGTGGGCCGTAAAATCGAAGCAGATATTTTAACGGGTAAAAGTAACGGATATTTTGACGGGTAAAAGATGACTGTAAAACTTGATATGACAAACGAGGCGTATCACCTCGAGCCGTCGCTGAGCGCCAGCGGCGCTAAGAAGATCGCGCTGGGCTCGCTGGCCGAGTTTAAATACGGCGAGTTTAAGAGCAACCCGGCGTTTGATACAGGCACGGCAACGCACACGATGGTGTTCGAGCCGCAGAACGCGGAAAGTATTTGGTGCGGGCCGGAGACGCGCCGCGGCCTCGACTGGAAGCGCAAGAAGCTAGAGGCCGAGGAGGCTGGCGCCTTGCTACTCACGGAGGGCGACTACCGTCTGGCCGCTGACATGGCGGAGGCGGTGCGGTCAAATCGTGCAGCCGCGGAGCTGCTCAGCGGCGACCTTGTGTGCGAGGCCAGTATATTCAGCAAAGATCCGGCGACCGGCGTCGAGATGCGGTGCCGCCCGGACGGATGGCGCCGTGACATCGGCGCGCTGATAGATCTCAAGACTACTATTGCGTCAGACCCGGAGGGCTTTGCAAAGCAATGCGCAAACCTGGGGTATCATATACAGGATATGTTTTACCGCCGGTGCATGGAAAATGCCGGCTTTGAGATAGACCGCTTTTGCTTCATTGCGGTTCAAAAGACCCGTCCACACCTAGTGGGCATATACGAATTGGACTGGGCCAGCCTAAACGAAGGGAAGGCCGCAGTGCAGTACGCTCTCGAGAAATATCGCAAGGCGAGCGAGAGCAACGAGTGGGGCTACGATTTTGGGGACTTGAAAACGATCCAAATTCCGCGCTACTCATTCAAGTTCAGTCAGATTGACTGAGAAACGGCAACCATAGTCTAGGAGACAACATATGCCAATATCATTCGGATCAGGTTCAGAGGGTTCCGGGAGCTCACTATTCATACGATCAAATTTACCGCAAAACCGTTGGTGGGTTAAGACGGAGGCCGGCGACGAGAACATCGACATGTCTCGTGGCTTCGCGGTAGACATCAAAAACGTACAGTTCGGCTGGCTGCACATCGACATCGGCGTGCGCGACTGGCAGCCCTGGCCGTCACCCTCGGAGCAGATCCCGCGCCCAAGCGAGGTCTACAAGCAGGGTTTCGAGGTTAAGTGCTGGCTCGTCGACGGTCGCGAGGCTTCTTTCAGCGGCAACTCGTATGGCCTCGGGCAATTCATCGCCAAGCTGTACAATCAGGCTGAGCAGGCTCCCGAGTTTGCGACGCAGATCCCAATCGTGCAGGTCACAAGCTCAACGCCGATCGTGATCGGAAAGGGCACATCATATGACGTGGGCTTCAACATCTCGAAGTGGATCAACCGCCCAGAGAACGGCGCTGAACACCCGGCGGCGGCAGCGGCACCCGAAATGGCGCCCGCACCAGCTCCGGCTCCGGCCGCAGCTCCGGCAGCCGATAATAACTTCGGTTTCTGATAACGTGGCCGCCTGCCTCGGTGGGCGGCCAAACAAAGGGGTGGGAAGATGAGCGAGAGATACTTCAGCAAAGTTGCGGAGAGCGCAGTGGCCGACGTGGCCGGTGCGATCAAGGGAAGCCGCAACGAAATTTTAAACAAGGCCGCATTCAGCTTAGGCCGACACGCGCACATGGCGCCGGCAAACCTAGACGCGGCACTCATGGAGCTGCACAGCGCGGCCAGGAACATGGGCCTCCAAGATCACGAGATCAAGGCGACAATCGGAAGCGGATTTAAGCGCGGCGGCGACAGCCCGAAGGAGCTCGAAAACTCCGACGCGCTGCCGTACACGCCGTCAGAGTTCGAGCGCCTGATGACGCGCCTGGCCGCCAAGGAAGTTTTGGCGCGTGACGACGAGAGCCGCGCAGATAAGATGCGCAAGGCGCGCGAGATCTGGGAGCGGGGCGTAACAATTTCGCGTGACAATGTCGACGCCGTGCGTCCGGCGCTGCTCTACCTCAACTCGCGGGGCCTGAGAGCCAGTACAGCCTCGCATGCGGCGCGGTTTAACCCGAATATATACGACGGCCCCGCAATTATGTTTCCCGCGCTCAGTCCAAGCGGAGAAGTGTGCGGCGTGCAGAGCGTGCTGCTCACACCCGACGGCCAGAAGCGAGAGCACAACGGCATTACAAAATACAGTAGGGGCGTCATTGCTGGAAATGTAATGCGGATCGGAGATGAGCACGAGGGCGGCGTCATCATCATGGCCGAGGGGCCAGAAGATGCGCTGAGCGTGTACCAGGCGGTCGGAGACGAGGCGACAGTCGTCTGCACATTCGGCAAGGCTGGCATGTCAACTTACCCGGTGCCGCGCGCATCTGACGTTACGATCTGCGCCGACCCCGACCTTGACGTGGATGCGGTGGCCGACGTGCTGCGCGGCGACGGCAGCACCGACGTGCACGTCGTGCGCTTCGACATGCTGGGCGTCGACGGCGTGAAGGACGCCAACGACTACCTGCGCGAGACGTCCGCCGAAAAATTGCGTGAGGCATTGGCGCTGGCCAAGCCGGTCGCGCAGGTGCAGGCCGAGATCGCGCAGTCAGAGCGCAGCTACCCGACGCCATACGATCCAATCGACCCGGCGAGCATACCGGCGCGGCGCTGGATATACGGGCAGCACTACATCCGGTCAAACGTGTCCGTGCTGGCATCGGCTGGTGGCGTGGGCAAGACGTCCATGCAGATCGTGGAGGCGCTGGCAATTTGCACCGGCAGGCCGCTGCTCGGTGAGACCGTGCACGAGCCGTGCAATTGCTGGATAATTAATTTAGAGGATCCGCTCGAGGAGCTTCAGCGCAGGGTCGCGGCGGCGATGATGCACTACAACGTCACGGCCGACGAAATCCGGGGCAAGCTATTCCTGGATGCGGGCCGCGATATGAACATCATATTCGCCAGACAGGATCGCGAGGGCATCACCGTCGACGACGCGCTGGTCGACTATCTGACGGCCAAGATTTCGGAGAATGAAATCGGTCTGGTCTCGATCGACCCGTGGGTTGCTGCTACAGCCGTGGGAGAGAATGATAATGTCGCAATGAACGCCGCCGTCGGGGCCGTGCGTGCCGTGTGTGACGTTACAGACTGTGCGGCATCCCTCGTTCACCACATACGCAAGGGCAACGGCGACGACGCCACGGTCGACAGCATACGGGGAGCAGGCAGCCTTATCGGCGCAGCCCGCGCAGCGCGCGTCATCAACCGCGTGTCGATGGAGGACGCGCTCAAGCTGGGCGTGTCCGAGACTGAGGCGCTGGGCATATTCCGTGTCGACGACGGCAAGTCTAACATGGCGCCGCCGGCAGCGAAGGCGGTGTATCGGCGCATGGTCGGCGTGCAGCTGCCAAACAAAGAATATGTGGGTGTGGCTGAGCCGTTCTCTATGCCTGACCTTTTCGACGGGGTGAGCGCCAAGGACGCGATGAAGGTGCAGCGTGACGTCGGGCAGTGCGCCCAGCGCGGCGAGTTTATGCGCCAAAACCCGCAGGCAAAGCAGTGGGTGGGCAACATCGTGGCGCTACACCTCGATTTAGACGTGGACAAGAAGCACGAGAAGGCCAAGATCAACGCGATCGTCAAGAAGTGGATCGAGACAGACGTGCTGCGCATCGAGCGTGAGAAGGACCAGCGCACGGGGCGTGAAGTGCCGGTGGTGGTCGTGGGGACGTGGATTACGGGCGAGGAGGCAGGTTTATGATTAAGGCGTGTGGGTATAAGACGTGCTGCAACTTCTTCACGCTGGGGCGGAAAAAGAAATTCTGTTCAGAGCGGTGCAATTTAAACGATGCTAAGCAGGCGTGGAGGCTTCGCAACGCCGGGGCGTATAGAGCTGGCGAAAACAAACGCAAAAAGAGGAAGTACGAAACCGACGCGGAGTACCGCCAAAAATGCATAGATCGCTCTAGCGAAACCTATAAGAAGCTGCCCCCATCTCAAATTAGGCAGCGCAGCCAAGATCATCGTGATCGCGACCCGGACGCCCATCGTGAATACATGCGAAACTATATGGCGGATCGCGCCGCCAATGATGTGGAGTTTAAGCTCAAAGGAGTGCTGCGCGCTAGAGTGAGAGCGGCAATCGTAAACAACGGTGGCCAGAAGTCACATAAAACCGCGCAACTTGTTGGCTGCTCAGTCGCGCAACTACGCCAGCACCTCGAGGCGCAGTTCACCGACGGCATGACGTGGGACAATCACGGCGAGTGGCACATAGACCACATCAGGCCGTGCGCCTCGTTTGACCTGGCAGACGCAGAAAAGCAACGCGAGTGTTTCAATTACACGAATTTGCAGCCACTGTGGGCCAAGGACAACTTGGCTAAGGGGGCGAAGACGTTGTGATAGAATTCGATGACAAGGCGGCAATGGATCTCGAGGATGAGGATCTCATCATGGCGGTCTACTGGTCCGACATATTCAGAGCCTGCGCCATCGAGTTTCAACCCGATCTTATGCAGCCGCGCACCGTCGAGGAGCGGATGCGCGTGCAGGAGATTATCGTGGCGACCATGCAGTGCCTGGAGCACGCATTGGTGCGCCTCGACGATCAGATGGTGGAGGTGCGCAGTGGTGCGGAGTTGTTGCATTAATACTTCCACACTTACCACACTTGTGGTGTGGGGGGGTGTGGTGTGTGTGGAGAATAAGGCCATTTCACGTTCCACACCACCACCCGCTATTGTATAGCGTGGTGTGGTGTGGTGTGTGGTGGCGTTTTGAATTGGGTGTGGTTAACATTAGCAACGAAGGGGGAGTGGTATCATGGCAGCGAAGGTGAGTGGGAAAGCAAAGGCGGGATATGCGAAGGCGCGGAAAGATCGTGGGACGTTTGAGACCGGCACACAGAGCAAGCCGATCTCGAGGCAAGTCGATGGTCAGCTGGCTCCGCTAGATCGTAAGGCGAGGGAGAAGACGCTGAAGTGGGGTGACAGTCTGCCGGGTCTCGTGAGCCCTGAGCTCGCTGGACGCTTTGAGGCGGCGTATGAAGCGCTGCGGGCGAAGGTGGAAGCGGATGACGTCGTGGCGGTCAACCAGATTGCGACGCAGCTGATACGCGCCTGGGACGTGCTGGAAGCGGAGGCGGAGGCTAACGGGCATCAGCCGGTGGGTCGGCACGCATACTGCATCGAGATTGCCAGCGGCAACATCGTGTGCATCGCGCTGCATGACGCGGCCGGCATAAGGCGTGAACATCCAGAGTGGTTGGTGTATGATATGATCGACGCAGCAATCGTGCTCGGGAATAACTTTAGCAGCGAGTTCATCCAGAAGACGTTGGAGAAGTTTCCAGAGGCAAAGGTGACGCGGTGCATCGGCCCAGCGAACAGCACGTTTGACGTCGAGCTGGGAGACGAGATACCGTTTTGAGAGGAGAAGTTTAGATGGGTGCCATTGGCAAGGCTAAGATGGCAGCGCTAGAAGCTGCCGGTGAGGACGAGATCTTCGGCATGATCGCGGCGGGCAAGAACGCGTCCGACGTGATCGCTCACTACGATGTGGGCTGGAACCTGTTTCACAAGTGGATAGCGTCCGGCGAGGGCAGAGCTCAGCGGTATGACGAGGCCAAGCAGATGGCTGGTCACTACTACGCGTCGCAGGCGCAGAAGATTGCAGACGAGATCCACCAGCACGAGGCGAGCGTGAACAGCGCGAAGCTGGCGGTCGACGTGTTGAAGTGGAAGGCGGCGAAAGCGTCGCCAGAGTATGACACGAGGCAGCGTGACGTCGCGATCAACATCAGCGTGAACGACCTGCACGCGCAGGCAGCGCAGCTGCTCAACAGCGTGGGTGGCGACGTCATCGAGGGCGAGGCAGTCGAGGTGGAGGATGACGATTGAGCGCGAAAACGCACATCGACGCAGCGAAGCGTGCGCGTGCGCGCGTGACATCATCGCGCCGATCCGTCAACAATGTGCCACAATTGGACACTTTCGGGCGTGCAAATGTGGCAGAAGTAAGGCATAAGCGGGGCAAAACAGCTAAGTCGCTGAGTTTCAACGATATTAAATTTAACATAATACGGATTATGCGTTTTTCGCCCGCTCCGACGCCAAATCGCTGCCGAGATCCGCGATTTGACCCCCCCCTCTCAGATTTCGATCGGGCGCAAATGCTCATGACCCCTTCACGCACCCCGAGAAAAATTTTCCACAAATTCACGCCAAAGGAGTGTTAACACATGAACGCCCCCAGCCCCCAAGATAACCCGTTTCTGAAGTTGATGCGCCGCTACCGCGATGATCCGGTGCGCTTCTCACAGGAGGTCATTGGCATCGAGCCCGACGAGTGGCAGGTTGAGCTGTTGGACGCGATCGCCGCCCCAGCGGTGCGCCGCGTATCCGTCAGGTCTGGCCACGGCGTCGGCAAGTCCACGGGCGTCGCCATGGCGGCCATCTGGCACGTCTTGATGCGGTATCCGAGCAAGACGGTGGTCACGGCGCCCACGTCCGCGCAGCTGTTTGACGCGTGCTTCGCGGAGATGAAAAACGTGGCCAAGCGCCTGAAGCCCCCGTTCAACAATTTGCTGGAGATCAAGTCTGATCGGATTGAGCTGAAAAGCGCGCCTGAGAGCACGTTTATTTCGTGCAGGACGTCGAGGTCGGAGCAGCCGGAAGCCTTGGCCGGTGTTCACTCTGAGAACGTGCTCCTGCTGGCGGATGAGGCCAGCGGTATCCCGGAGGCCGTTTTTGAGGCTGCCTCGGGCTCGATGTCGGGCCACAACGCCACGACGGTGCTCACGGGCAACCCGACGCGTAACACTGGCTTTTTTTACGACACCCACACGCGTTTACGGGATGACTGGTACACGATGCACGTCTCGTGCGTCGACAGCCCGCGCGTGTCCGAGGATTTCGTCACCGACATGCAGCGCCGGTACGGCGAGGACAGCCCCGCGTACCATGTGCGCGTCCTGGGCAACTTTCCTCCGTCTGAGGAGGACACGGTGATCCCGGTGGCGTTGGTGGAGCACGCGTTTAACAACGAGGTGAAGGTTCACGAGGATACGGCGTCCGTCTGGGGCTTGGACGTGGCGCGTCAGGGGGATGACAGCAGCGTCCTGTGCAAGCGCCAGGGGCCGGTGGTGCACCCGCTGACTGTGTGGCGCAACTTGGACCTGATGCAGCTCTCCGGCGCTGTGAAGGCGGAATACGATGCGGCGCCCCCGTCTAAGCGGCCGATCGAGATCATCGTCGACAGCAACGGGTTTGGCGCCGGGGTGTTGGATCGTTTGCGTGAGCTCGGCTTGCCGGCGCGCGGCTTGAACGTGTCTGAGCGCGCGATGGCGAAGCAGACGTATTTGAACCTGCGCGCGGAGCTGTGGTTCAAGTGCAAGGCGTGGCTCGAGAATATGGATGTGTCGCTGCCCAAGGATGACGCGCTGTATTCGGAGCTAGTGGCGCCGCGTTACATGTTTACGTCGTCCGGCAAGATCCAGGTTGAGAGCAAGGACAGCATGAAAAAGCGCGGCGTGCGATCTCCCGACCGCGCCGACGCGCTGTGCTTAGCTTTGGCCAACGACCACACGACGATGGCATATGGTACGTCGGCCAGCGGCTCGTGGGGCAAGCCGCTGAAGCGTGGTATCAGAGGGGTGGTTTAGGAGCGCTCCAGCACCATGAAGTACGAGTGATGAATTCGTGCGTGACGTTGCACTTTTTTCTTTTCCCCGGCTTTTTGTGGTATGGGCATTCGGTTTTTAGCGGCCAAAACGTATAAGTCTTTGAGGCGAAACCACGGCTTCATCCACTCGGTTATAAAAATATGCGTGGGGTGCAGTTTGTGATTGTGAACGATGTCTTGGCACTTGAAGATCATGACCCCCTTTCTCCTTAGCACACGCGCGCTCTCTTCTAGCGTGCCGCGGTAATGATCTTCGAGCTCGTCATACCTCCAGTAGCCCCCAAACCGTTTGGCCATAATCATACTGCCGTTCCCGCTCCTGCCAGATCGAACGTAAGTCATGAAGGGAGGGTCGAACACAAGAGATTGCAGCGACGCGTCATCAATCGGCAGATTTGTACTGCAAGCCTCAGTTACTCCGTCTAATTGCGGATCTATGTCAAACTTTAAGCGCGGCTGCGGTATGTTTTTGTAAAATGCACCGTTGCCGAATGAGATGTCGGCGTCAAATTGATAGACGCCGCACAGCTCCATTATGTTTTTTAGAATGACACTCTGGTCGTATTCGCATGATCTAATCATTTTTGCCCTCGCGCTCGATCCGAGCCAAGACGTTTGCCTTGGCGTCTTCCATCTCGGCGGGGCTGAGACCCAAAGCGAGCTCCTTGGCGAGTTGCAGCGCGTCCGCCGACTTCTCGTCGGTGTCGGCGGTGATTGCGAGGTACAGGCCCAGCTCGACGGCTTCCTGCGTGTTTTGTGGTGTTTCGCTGTGCATTGTTACTCTCCCTTGTTGTTAGACTTTGCGATGGTGACGGCGGCGAAGACCTGCGCGCTGTCTGGCTTGGCGCCCAGCGTCTCCTCGGCGTATTTCCTCGCGGCGCCGTATGCGTCGGGCCAGTGCCCGGTGTCGGTGTACGCGCCCAGCGCTGCCTGCGCCATCTCGTTGATTTCGTGTTTATTCATGTATCGGCGGTATAGCATTTCACTCCCTTTCGTAGCCGGATTTTTTTCAAGTTTGCGGGGAGCCGGAGCTCCCCGTGTTAATTAGATGATGGCGCACGGCTTGTGCAGCTCGCCATTGTGCATCACGCGGCGGATCGCGGCGGAGGCGTTACCCATTGACTTGACCCATGCGTCGGCAAGGTCGCCAGCGTGACCGAGGTCGTCAGCATCAAGCTCAACGAAACGATCAGCAACATTCATGTCGCTGGATGTTTCAACATGGACAACAAACGCTGGCTTGCGATCGACCATGCGACCTTGAGCGGCCTCGGATGAAAGCAGGAAAGAAAGAGAATGTGCCATAGGAACCTCCATATCGGCGTGCGTTGGCGGGATTGCCTCGGCTATATCAGTTAACCTAATGTTAACATCTACAGACTACAACCCCTAAAATGCAAAAAACTGGCTTCCGGCAAACTTTTTTGTTATCCTGCGCCTGTTAGCGGCTACCCTCCCACCCAGCCGTTGAGCTTTACGGCTCCCCCGTGCGCTTGGTTCTTCCCCCAGGTGCGCGGGGTTACACTGAAGGCGGGTTTGGTGTATTATTGCGGGAAGAGGGCTTAAATAAGCGCATGTGCGCAAACAACATCGGGGGCATCACATGCCGGGCAGTGACTTTAGAAACTTAATGGCGCAGAGCGAGAGCAGCGGAAACTATGGCATCCTGACCGACGCCGGCGGCGGTGACATGGTTGCAGGCGCCTACCAGTTCGGAGACGCACGCCTGGAAGACTTTATGGATGACACGGGAGAGAAATTCACCCGCGAAGACTTCCTTGCCAGCCCAGAGCTACAAGAGCGCGTTATGAATTGGCACGAGCAGGACGTCGTGGACTACGCCATGGAGAATGGCCTGGACCGCTTCTTCGGCCAAGAGATCAAGGGCGTGCCGGTGGATATGTCGGCAGTCGTTGGCATGGCCCACCTCGGCGGCCGTAAGGGGATGCGCGACTTTCTCGAGAGCGGCGGAGAGTTGGACAAGAAGGACAAGTTCGGCACGTTTATTTCGGATTACGGCAGGAAGTTTTCCGGCCAGAGCCTGTACAACGAGACGCCGCCCCGTCCGCGTATGCGCCCGCAGGGTCTGCTGCCGCCTGAGACGTCACCGCGGCCAGTGGCTCGCCCGAAAGGTCTACTCGGCTAATGGCAGGTTACGAGCAATACATCCCACCGGGTCTGCGCGGCCCACTCAGAGACCTATTGGGCATGGCTCGAGTGACAGGCGAGGGCGGCGCCGGCATCCTGCGCGCAGTCCAAGAGGATCCGCTGGCAGTCAACAAGGCAATCGGCGAGAGCATGATCGGCGGTATTCAGTCTATGGCCACCGACCCAGTCGGCACCGTGCGGGGCGTCGTCAGCGACACCGCCGGCACCGTGCAGCGCGCGCTGACGAATACGGCGGTGGACTACCTGCCGGAGGGCGTGACGCTCTCCACCGCGACGCCCGAGCAGCTCAAGATGGCCAACGACGCGCGGTACGCTGACCTAGCGTCAACCGCTGCGATGGCGATACCGGGCACTAAGGCGTTGAAAGTAGGCGCAAAAGCTGCTGGCGAAGTTGACATCTCGGGCCTCGCGGCAGACGCGACATACGCCGGACGGTCAATTGCGCAGGGAGATCCGCGCGGCCTCATCGAGGCGTTCCAGCGTGGCGGCGAGGGTGAAAACCTGAGCGCTGCGAAAAATACGCAAATTATGCGTGGTTCGGATTACTTCGACCCTCCGCGCTCTGGAGGCGGTAGTGCAAGAGACGCCGCGCTATTCACGCCGTTTTCGCAAAATGTGAAGCAGAAAACGGCGCCATATGAGTGGGAAGCTGAGACCAGATCGGTGGACGCTGGCTACACGCCGCCGACATTGATTACGCCGTCCGACATGCAAGGCACCGATATGTATTTCCTTGCTGGAGATCGCACGGCAGGCGGCCGAGAGGTGACCAGAGTTGGCCAGCTTCAACTGCAACGTCCTGTCCGGCTCGAGGCTGGAGCGGAATACATGGATACGGATCAGGTGTGGGCATCGCACTCTGGCGTAATGAAGCCAAAACAAAACGTGTTCTCAAGCCCGGAAAACGCGGAGCGTGACATTCGTGTGGGCTTCTCGCCAATGGGTGAAAGGTCTGGAGACTTTGCAAAGCATCAGGGCCAGCTATACTCAGAAATGCTCTTCTCATCTCAAATGCCTCGAAAAGTGGTCAAGACCGTAAACCAAGAGCTCAAGTCAATTGTTGGAGACTTTAGGCAGAAGGCGCTAAATAAGCAGAACAAGCAGCGCGTTAAGGACGGTTTGAAGCCTTTAACGCGCGTAACAACATCAGACATTCCGAGCGTGGACAGCCCCGAGTTTAGAGATTGGTTTGATACTCAGTCTCCAGAACAAGTCAGGAAGCCTTTTCTTCAGCGTATGGATAAGTCCGACATGAAGAAGCTGCCAGGGTTGCCTGATGTCGGGGAGATGCGCTTTGCCGCGACAAACCCAGATCTAGTCCAGTCACCAAGTTTCAGCGCTGGCTATAGGTTTGCAACACCCGATATTAAGCGCGGTTTGCTCTCGGCGGATCATGCGTCATATGATACAGGTCTAGGTAAGGTGCAGGGAACGGGATCTCAGACGTTTGGCGTTGACGTCCCGTGGACTATCTCAGCCCGCGACACAGCCTTGCCAAGACTGGCGGCAGCCGCCCTTGAGAAAGGCACATTTTATCCGGGGCAAAATATGCCGTTCTCGGGCAGGTCTTATACTCTTCCGTCGGATCAGCGCGTGTTCACCATGAACCCGAAAACAATGCAGACGGGGGACCAACAGTACGTTGACGAAGCGTCAACCTACATTGATCGCTTCCAGCGCGGCGGACTAGAAGACGCAACTCGCTATGAGATGGGCCTTCTAGAAGCGTATTTGAGGGGGCTCTAAAAATTGCGCTCTTGTACGATTATATCCTCAATGATCTCTGCCACACCTTTCGGCAGATCGCCCTCGCGATCCAAAAGCATAAACGCCAGTGAGTATATGCCAGCTCTAAGCGGATCTGTAAGATCTAAATCTTCATCTATGTTATCATCAGTCATGGTGGTATCCTCCCAATTGAACTGTGAACAGTTAACACAGTGTTAGGCAAAGCGCAAGAAGGGCCACAAGATGGACTATGAGATAAACGAAATGGCCTCCGAGCTCGAGGCTGAACTGAACCCGGACGTCATGGACGACCAGGAGCTGCAAGGCATTGTCGGCAACGAGATCGACGACGCCATAGACTTCATCGACAACTGGATCTCCCCGATCCGCGCCACGGCGACGCAATACTATCGGGGCGAGCCGTTTGGCGACGAGGAAGAGGGCCGCAGCCAAGTTGTTAGCATGGACGTACGGGATACCGTACAGGCGATCATTCCGTCTCTGATGCGCATCTTTAACGGATCCGACCGCACCGTCGAATACGTCCCGCAAAACGCGGAGGACGTGCCGGCGGCAAAGCAGGCCACCGAGTACGCCAACTTCATTATCAACCGCGACAACCGCGGCTTCATGGAGATGCACAGCGCGTTTATGGACGCCCTGGTGCGCAAGGTCGGCATTCTCAAATGCTACTGGGAAGACAAGACCGAGTTTGACACAATCGAATACACCGGCGTCGATGACACTGCGCTGGCTGCCCTTATGGCTGACCCAGCCGCCGAGGTTGACATTACCGTGAGTACGCCGGTCGGCGAGCCGCAGATCGACCCTGCGACTGGCCAGATCATCATGCCGCCCATGTCACACGACCTGCGCGTCACCTACACCCGGCCAGACGGACGCGTGAAGGTGGAGGCTCTGCCGCCGGAGGAGTTCCTGATCTCCCGCGAGGCTAAATCCGTCGAGGAAGCCGAATATGTCGCGCACCGCCGCATCGTGACCGTGTCAGAGCTTGTAGCTATGGGCTACGATTACGACGAGGTCTACAACCTCTCGTCCGAGCACGACGACATGGACACTAACGTCGAGCGCAACACGCGAAACCCGGCCCTGACCAACGAGATGAATTCTCGCAGCGACCCGGCGATGCGGAAGGTGCTATACGTCGAAAACTACATCCGCGTGGACTACGACGGTGACGGCATCGCCGAGCTGCGCAAGATCTGCACCGGCGGCGACGGAAACGTCATACTGAACAACGAGCCGTGCGCCATGGCGCCCTTCGCCACACTATGCCCAGACCCAGAGCCGCATGACTTCTTCGGCATGAGCATTTTTGATGCCGTCGCCGACATCCAGCGCATCAAGTCATCCGTCATGCGCAACTCACTGGACAGCCTAAGTCTCAGTATTCACCCGAGAATTGCTGTTGTCGAAGGCATGGTGAACATGGACGATGCCATGAATACAGAGATGGGTTCAATCGTCCGCCAACGCGCCCCTGGTTCGGTCCAACAGCTCACCGTGCCGTTTGTGGGCCAGCAGGCGTTTCCGGTCCTGCAATACATGGACGAGGTCAAGGAGGCCCGCACAGGCATCTCCAAGGCATCTATGGGCTTAGACGCCGGCGCCCTACAGTCTAGCACCGCAACGGCCGTGGCAGCCACTGTGAGCGCCGCACAGCAGCACATCGAGATGATTGCGAGGGTATTCGCTGAGACAGGCATTAAGCGCCTGTACGAGCTTGTCCTGCACAACATCACCACACACCAGGACAAGGCGCGCATGATCCGCCTGAATAACGATTTCGTCGAAATCGATCCTAGAGTTTGGAGCTCGAACATGGATGTCTCGATTAATGTGGCTTTGGGCCGCGGGACTGACACTGAGCGGATGATGATGTTGCGCCAGATCGGCGAGATGCAGAAGGAAGCCATGTCGACGATGGGCCCGAATAATCCGCTGACTGACATCGCCAAGCTGAGCAACACGCTCAAGGAGATGACGTCGCTGGCCGGTTTCAAGGACACGTCGCAATTCTGGAGCGATCCTGCGAAGTTCCAGCCGCCGCCGCCAGACAACAAGCCAGACATCAACGAGCAGCTGATCCAAGTGCAGATCCAACAGATACAGGCGGACATGCAGAAGAAGGCGGCAGACCTTCAGCTGAAGCGCGAGCAGATGATGATGGAAGACGACCGCAAGCGCGACGAGCTCGAGGCCGACATCCGCGTCAAGGCGGAGGAGCTGAAGGCGAAATACGGCACGCAGCTTGACGTTGCCCAGATCCGCGCTGACATGGCGATCAACCGCGAAGTAATGAAGGCGCAAGCTGACATAATCACGGAGGCGACGCGTGAAGACTAAGCAGCAGATCATCACGGACGGAAAGCAGGCGGAGCGCCTGCTCGCTGACACTGATTTGCTTCGGTTTCTTGAGGAAGCCGAGGCGGATTGCTGGACACAGTTTAAGGCGACTGGCCCCAGTGACACCGACGGCCGCGAGGCTGTTTACATGAAGTTGCGCGGAATTGACATGGTCCGCCAGTCGCTGCGCAGCATGGTTGATAACGCTACTATTGAAATGAAGATGAAAAAGTAGCATAATAGAGGAAGAAAGAGATGTCAGACAACAGCACCCCGCAAGGGACTGACCTGTACAGCGCTCAGAATGCAATCAGAAGTATGCTCACGCCCCAAGAGGATAACGTGACGACGGACGATGCGCTTGAGGCAGAAGCCGCGCAAGTGGACGAAGCCGAAATGCCGGATGGCCAAGAGGACGGGTATGAGGCGCAAGCTGATAACTCTGCCGTTGAGGGGTCTGAAAGCGATCTGGACGACGAAGGCGACGATGACGGCGACCAATATGGATCTCTTGATTTGTCCACGACCATTGAGGTCGATGGCGAAGAGATAACCATTGAGGAGCTGCGCAGCGGACACCTCCGGCAGAAGGACTATACACGCAAAACTCAGGAGCTCGCCGAAAACCGAAAGGCTATGGAAGCGCAGTATCAGGAGATTGAGCGTGAGCGTGCTGAATATGCGCAACTACTGCCGGCAATGGCGGAGCGCATCCAACAGGCAGCGGAACAGGAGCCGGACTGGGACACTCTGTATGACACAGACCCCGTGATGGCAGCGAAGGCAGAGCGCCAGTGGCGGAAGGAACAGGAGGCGCGCACCGCGCAGCTTCAGGCCGTCCAAGCTGAGCAGCAAAGAATGCAGCAGATTGCAGCGCAGAAGCAAGAGCAGATGCAGCAATCGTATTTGGAGCAGCAGCGTCATATCTTGCCTGACATCATACCCGAGTGGCGTGACAGCAAAGTCGCAGCCACGGAAGCAACCCAGATCCGGGACTTCCTACTCGGCGAAGGTTTCAGCGAGCAAGACGTTAGCGGGATGTCAAATGCAACGCTTGTGAAATTAGCGAGGAAGGCGATGTTATATGATCGTGGAGAAACGCGGGCCAACGAGGTTAAAGCTAAACCTAAGAAGTCGCGCGCCAAGACATTGAAATCGGGTTCCAGAGCGTCACAGCCTAAACGCACCTCAGCAGCACAGGAAGCGCAGAACCGCGCACGAAAAACTGGTCGCGTCAACGACGCCGCGGCCGCAATCAAAGCCTTGCTATAGGAGCATAAACTATGACTATCATTGCAAACACCTTTACGTCTTTTGACGCCAAGGGTATCCGAGAAGAATTGGCCAATGTTATCAGTAACATAGCCCCGGAGGAGACGCCCTTCTCATCTAACGTCGGTTCCGAAAATGTGTCCAACACATTTTTTGAGTGGCAATTGGATGATTTGTCGTCTGTTGACGTCTCGCCAATTATAGACGGAGACGATGTTGCATCGTTTGACGCAACAACTGCCACCGTAAGGGTCGGAAACTACACGCAAATCCGCCGCCGCAGCATGATTATTGCTGACAACCTCGGCTTCCAAGATTTGGCTGGCCGCAACGATGAGGTTGCATATCAGCTCGCCAAGCGCGGCAAGGAGATCAAGCGCGACTTGGAAACAATCTACACAGGCAACACAGCCCGTTCCGCCGGTTCAGCTTCCGCTGGTCGCGTAACTGCTGGCTTGGGTGCGTGGGTTGCAACCAACGTGAACAAAGCTGGAGACGGTACTAACCCGACTGCGGCAGACGGCTCCGACGCCCGTAATGACGGCACGCAGCGTGACTTCACAGAAGCCATGCTCAAAGACGTGATGCAGCAGGCGTACACATCAGGCGGCAACCCATCCATGCTGATGGTTGGCCCGTTCAACAAAACGGTCGTGTCCGGCTTTGCAGGTATTGCGGCTCAGCGCTACCAAGCACCATCTGATGGCCCAACAACCATCATCGGTGCAGCTGACGTTTATCTGTCAGATTTTGGCGCCTTAACCGTTGTTCCTAATAGGTTTTCTCGGGAACGGGACGCCTGGTGCCTCGACACCGAGTACGCGTCAATCGCAACTCTGCGTCCGATCCAGAAAGTGGATCTTGCCCGCACCGGGGATGCAGAAAAATCAATGCTCATCTGCGAAACCGGCCTCAAGGTATCCAATGAAAAGGCCCACGGCCTGATCGCTGACTTGAACGTATCGTAAATATGGTGGGGCGGCTTCGGCCGCCCCATTACTCTGGAGGGTAAGATGAAAAGACTTTTTAGCCGCGACGAGGCGACAGGGATTACGAAATATTGGCACGTCAAAAGCAATGGCGAATATGTCATTGAGACCGTGCAGGACAGCACAAAGATCATCGAAGCAAACAAGCGCTCGTATAACGACGTGTCGGGAAAATTCGGAGAACACGCCAAGGTGGCCTCCATCCCGCTTTCCGTGTATTATGAGCTGAAGAAGCAGGGGATCGCTGACGATCCCAAGGCGCTGCGCAAGTGGCTCAACCAGTCGGAAAATCAGGCGTTTCGCACGCGAGAAGGTACACTGTAATGGCGATAACAACGTATGACGAGCTAAAGTCTAGCATAGCCAACTGGCTAAACCGCGACGACCTGACGGCGGTCATACCGGATTTTATTACAATGGCGGAGGCGCAAATTGCGCGAGACGTCCGCCACTGGCGTCAGGAGAAGCGCGTATCTACAACAGCTGACGAGCGGTACGAAAACCTGCCGCTCGACTGGCTTGAGATGATCCAGATACAACTTTCGGCGGGCGGGCGATTGCAAGCCATATCCGCTGAAGGCTTGCAAAAGCTGAGGGAGGAAAGCTCCACCGCTCAGAAGCCAAAGTATTATCGGCTGACATCTGACCAAATTGAGCTCTACCCTGTGCCAGACACGTCGTATGAAATTTCTATGCAGTACTATGCGCGCATACCGGCCCTGACATCTACAGACACTGCAAATTGGGTTTTGACTTATTACCCAGACATTTATCTTTACGGCTCATTATTGCACACTGCGCCTTACCTGGCGGACGATCAGAGGACTACTGTTTGGGCGTCATTGTACAAGGCAGCAGTCGACGCGCTGAACCAGGACAATGAGAAATCACGGGTCTCAGGCCCACTTCGTATGGGGATACCAGGCTAATGGTTACTACGACATGGACCCAAACCGCTGGTATGACCAGCGAAACAGGCACTGACAATATTGAGGATTACGCGGAGCAGGCGGAAGCGTCAAAAGATGCCGCCGCAGCATCTGAAACTGCGTCAGCTAATTCTGCCGCCGCTTCTGCCTCAAGCGCGTCTGGTTCATCTACTAGCGCAGCCGAAGCATTAGCAAGTAAGAATGCCGCCGCTGTATCGGAGACAAATGCAGCCTCATCAGCCGCAACGGCAACCACTCAGGCGTCAAACTCATCGACAAGCGCAACTGCTAGTGAAACGTCACGAGTTGCCTCTGTTGCCGCGCAAGCCGCCGCTGAGACCGCAGAAACAGCCGCAGAGACCGCTCAGGCCGCAGCGGAAGCCGCCGAAGCTGGTGTCGCCGCTGACGCAGCCACTGCAACCGCGCAAGCTGCTATTGCGACCACGCAAGCCACAAACTCTGGCACAAGCGCCACCGCAAGTGAAGCATCCCGCGTTGCTGCTGTAGCTGCGCAGGCCGCCGCTGAAACAGCAGAGACAAATGCTGAGGCGGCAGAGACAAACGCGGAGACCGCACAGGCAGCCGCGGAGACCGCTGAGACGAATGCTGCTAGTTCTAGCGCATCTGCATCAACTAGCGCCGCAACTGCAACCACGCAGGCTGGCATTGCCACCACAAAGGCTAGTGAAGCCGCAGCATCTGCCACGGCTAGTGCTTCTTCGGCAACTGCGTCTGAGGCTGCAAAAGACGCGGCGCTCTCCGCTTTAGACAACTTCCAAGATCAATATCTAGGTGATTTTGCGACAGACCCCACGACTGACAATGACGGCGATCCATTGCAGGCTGGGATGCTCTATTTCAACACGACCGACGATGTCATGAAAGTTTATACGGGCAGCGCATGGGTCGCGGCTTATGCGTCTCTTTCTGGCGCATTGCTTACAACTAACAATCTCAGCGATTTAGTGAATGCCGCGACAGCGCGAACCAATCTTGGCCTTGGCACTGCCGCCACAACGGCGTCAACCGACTACGCAACTGCCGCTCAAGGCACACTGGCTGATAGCGCGGTTCAACCAAGCGACAGCCCAACATTTGGAAGCGTAACTGTTACAGGAACCGTTGATGGCCGTGACGTTGCTGCTGATGGCACTAAGCTGGATGGTATTGAGGCGGGAGCAACCGCAGACCAAACAGCGGCTGAAATACGGGCGCTTGTTGAAAGTGCTACTGATAGCAATGTATTTACAGACGCAGACCACACGAAGTTAAATGGTATTGCCGCTGGTGCAACAAACGTCACAAACAATAACCAACTAACCAATGGCGCTGGCTATACAACGAATGTAGGCGATATCACGGGTGTGACCGCTGGCACCGACCTGACAGGCGGCGGTTCAAGCGGCGCTATCACAATTAACCACGCGGACACCTCTACACTAAGCGGTAATTACGGCTCGACCTCCAATGGTACAAAGATTGACACGATTTCAGTAGATGCCCGTGGTCACGTTACGGCGATTACTACGGGCAGTACTGGTGATATTGAGGGCGTCACCGCTGGCACTAACCTTAACGGCGGTGGCACAAGCGGCACAGTCACCTTAAACGTGGACTCCAGCCCTAGCTTTACAAACGTCACGGCTACAGGGGATGTATATGTAGGGGACCAGATTTTCCACAATGGTGACACTGACACCTACATGCAGTTTGGCACAAACCAATGGAACGTTTATGTCGGTGGATCACGTGAGATTACAGTTGATACCACAGGTGTACGTCTAGGCGACACAGGCAACGGCTACTTCCAGCCTGTCTCTGGTGACTACGGCTCCATCCAGATTGATGGTGGTGCGCATGGCGGTTACGAAGGCTACAGCATCGGTGGTCGTGTTGTCCTTATGCACGATAACAGTGTTACTATGGGTCTGTATAATGACGTAAATAACGAGTGGCTCTTTAGAGCTGATCTGAATGGCAGCACTCGTCTGTACAACAATGGTACAGAGAAAGTACGCATAGACGCCACCTACATGGAAATGTCGCAGCACCTTGATCTCAACAACTACGACATCTATGGCATAGACCAGATATTCCACCACGGCGACACAAACACTTACATGCAGTTCCACGCAGCAGATCAGTGGCGTGTAGTTACAGGTGGTGCAGAACGCCTTGAGGTAAATAATAGTGATGTCACTATTCATAGTGCATTAAAAGAAGATTATGATGCACTATCAGGAACAACGCCAACAATAGACGTAGATGCAGGCGGTGCGTTTAGCCTTACCATGACAGGTAATACAACCTTTACTTTTAGCTCATGTACTTCAGGTGTTGGAGTAGGATTTGTTCTACAGATAACAGGAAACGGCTCAACTCTCACTTGGCCCAGCTCCGTAGATTGGGCTGGTGGTACAGCTCCAGATGCCCCCGCAAGTGGCGCAAGCAACCTATATGTATTCTACACTAGAGATGGCGGAAGCAATTGGGTCGGCGTTTTGTCATCGGCAGCTTATGCGTAGACGAGGCGGCGTAAAATTGGTATGTTCCCGAGAACCAGAGGAAATTTAGATGGCAAGCACTTGGACACTCAATAACGCGGTTGAAAAAATCGCTGACGGAGAGAAGACTGACACATGGGGTCAGATCACGAACCGAAACTTTGACATCCTAGATCGTGCCGCATCTGGGGTTGGCACGATTGACTTATCGTCTTCTGCGGCTGCACACACTCTTAATACTGCAAACGGGTCAACTGGTGACGCTCTCAGCGATGGAATGTATAAGGTTCTGGTGCTATCTGGTGCGACAGAGGATTGCACAATTACAGTGACGCCAAATGACGCTTCTAAGTTTTACTTGATAGACAATAACAGCGGACATGATGCCATATTTACGCAAGGCACAGGCGCTAATGTCACGGTCGCTAACGGATCAACGGGCGTAATATACTGCGATGGCACTGGCGCAGCGTCAAACGTCAAAGCAATAATAGACGCAACAACTCTAACAGCTCTGGGTATTACCGCCACAGCCGCAGAGCTAAACATCCTCGACGGCGTGACTTCCACTACAGCCGAGCTGAACATTCTCGACGGCTTAACCGCTTCCACTGGCGAGTTGAACATCCTTGACGGCTTAACCGCTTCCACTGGCGAGTTGAACATCCTTGATGGTGTGACAGCCACAGCCGCAGAATTAAACTATAATGACATCACAACGCTTGGCACCTCTGAGGCCAGCAAGGTTGTCACTGCGGATGCAAATGGCGTTGTTACTTTTGACAACGGGATTACCGAGGAGTTCACGGCGGTCACATCGTCGAGCAACGCGACAACGGTTAACTCGCGTGATGGCACAGTGTTTAGTCACACGCTGACGGAGAACACTACATTTACTTTCAGCAACCCTGCGGCGTCCGGCAAGGCTTCGGGCTTTATTCTAAAGATCGTGCAGGATGCAAGTTCTAGTGGCTACACTGTAACATGGCCCGCCGCAGTGGATTGGTCTGGTGGGTCAGCACCTTCGCTGACAAGTACAGCAAGCGCAGTAGATCAGTTTGTGTTTTACACGCATGATGGTGGCACAACTTGGTATGGCTTCTTAGCGGGTGAGGATTTGAGCTAATGAGCAACTTCAAGAAATTAATGATGGCGAGTGCTGGCGGTGAGCAATCGTATCTTGCTTTGGGCCAACTAAACACAAATGTAAGAGTTTTAGACCACAACACGCCCGGTACACTAGGTTCCGTCACTGACACTCAAGCGGATACCGATCAATTCGCAGCCATTAATCGTGGCGGGAATTTCATTCTCACTAGAGACTATCAGAGCAATACTGAAGGTCGCATTTACACTTACAGCAACGGCGTTATTGGCTCTCTGGCGGAGACGTTTACTCTCAATGGTGGACCGTATGCTTGCGCATGGTCTCCTGATGACGATTATTTTGCTATTGGGACAACTGGAGGAAGCGGGACTAATAGGCTTCAAATTTTCTCATGGAACGGCTCTGACACCGCTAGCTTAGTGGATAGCTTTAGCGTAACTTCCACAGGAGTGGCTGATATAAAATGGCATCCAGACGGTGACAAGTTAACGATAGCATCTGGTTGGTCAAATAGGTGTTATATGCTATCCTTCAATGGCACCTCTATCTCAAATTTAGGGACTAAAATTATCGGTGGAGCTTACTCTCTTGCCTATAGCCCTAATGGAAATCAGCTCACCGTTAGCGGATCATCATCTTTGTTTACATATGATACGTCAGCGGATAGCTGGGGATCAGTTAACAGTATTTCTTGCCAGAGCGGCAATCAAATAACATATATTACTAATGACGTGGTGGCTAGAGTTGGAGGAATTGGGGCGGGTAGAGGCAGCCTCTCAACCTTTAATGTTAGTCCTAGTTCTTCGTCAGTGATTGATGTCGAGTATATGACCAACACTCAAGGGAATGATGGCTTAGACGGTCGAGGATTAGACGTGACAAACGACGGGGCATATATAGTTGCGGGCCTTGCTGATAACACTTACAACAAGCTTTCCCTCTTTAGCCTCAACTCTTCGTATCAGTTTGTCTCACTTGAAGATACGTTTGTCCCCGGCGGCGTAGCTATGTCACAGCTTTGTTTCTCAAATGGACTAATGTTCTGCCAAAACTACTAGTTTTAACTTCACCTTAAAAGGATAGGGAAATATAATGTACGTCAAGCTTACAAACGGCACCCCCGAAATATACACAATCGGGCAACTACGTCGTGACAACCCAAACACCTCTTTTCCTAAAGCTGTATCTGATGCAGTTCTTGCTTCATACGATGTTTTTCCGCTTTCCCCCACAGCGTCACCTGCATACGACCACACCAAAAATATCCGCCAAGGCACCCCTACTGAAGTAGACGGTGCTTGGACGCAGGTTTGGGATGTCAGTGACGCTTCTAGCGAAGAGATTGCAAGCAGAAATGAAGCGCAGTCTATAGCATCAAGAGCAACTCGGTTTGAATTGCTTAATGAAACTGATTGGTGGGCATCCTCTGACTTGACCATGACTGCTGAACAAACAGCATATCGCCAAGCACTTCGTGACATTACCGGCCACGCTAACTGGCCTCACCTTGAAGAGGCTGATTGGCCGACTAAGCCGTAAGGATAGCGCAAATGCCACTAATCCCGCTGAACATCCCCAAGGGCCAATATGCAAACGGTACTGAGTATCAGTCTCTGGGCCGCTGGCGTGACGTAAACCTTGTCCGTTGGCATGAGGATGCTTTACGTCCGGTGGGTGGCTGGCGGCCCCGTGCGCAGTCGGATAACACTGCTGTCACGGCGGGCGGTATTGTCCGAGGCGTCCATACATGGATTGACAACGACGGTGAGCGATATGCGGCTTTCGGGTCTCACGACACTCTGACAGCCATGTTGGAAAGCTCTGTCACGGCAGACGTAACACCGACAGCCCTAACGACCGGGCGAGTGGACGCTACCATCAATACTGGCTGGGGATCTGGCGGCTGGGGTTTGTTCGGTTGGGGCGTTGCTCGTCCTGATCTCGGAAGTATTTTGCGTGCTACGACTTGGAGCTTGGATAATTGGGGTGAGGAGTTAATTGCTTGCTCAAGCGATGATGGCGTTATTTATTCATGGGACTTGGCAACTGGAACGCCCGCCGCCCCGGTGACAGGAGCACCGACAGGATGCACGGCAGCATTTGTAACTGAAGAGCGGTTTTTGGTGGCTCTAGCGGCTGATTACAGCGGCTCTCAGGCTTCTAGTAAGCGCGTGGCATGGTCAGACCGCGAGGATTACAATACATGGACTGCGGCGGCTACAAACGAGGCTGGCGACATCGAGCTGCAAACCAGCGGCACAATTCTGGCAGCGGTGAAAACTCGGGGTCAGTCATTGATCCTAACCGACCAAGACGCACATTCAATGACATACTCAGGCCCGCCGTTTGTTTTCGGCTTCCAGAGGGTCGGCACGGCGTGTGGTATGATTGCGGCGGGGGCATATGCTTCTGTTGATGCTGGTGTAATCTGGATGGGCCGACGAAACTTCTATATTTATTCTGGCGGTCAGGTCCAAGAAATACCGTGCGAAGTCGCCGATCTGGTGTTTAGCAATATCAATTACGATCAGGCGTCAAAAGTGCAGGCAATGGTCAACTCGCAATGGAATGAAATCTGGTGGGTCTATCAGTCGCAAGATGCGTCAGAATGCGACAAGTACGTTGCATATGATTATGTCGAAAACATCTGGACTACAGGCAGTATCGACCGCACCGCAGGCGTAGATCGCGGCGTGTTCCGTTTGCCATTCCTGGTGAAGTCAGACGGCGTGGTGTATGAGCATGAGGTCGGGTTTGAATATGACGGCATTACTCCATTTGCGGAGACTGGGCCAATCGCAATCGGCACTGGCGAACAGCAGATAAGCGTCACGAGTGTAATCCCAGACGAAAAAACGCAAGGGCAAGTCGACTTGAAATTCAAGTCTCGCCTATATCCAAACGCCACAGAAGCAGAACACGGGCCATTCAGCCCAGCGAACCCGACTTCTGTCCGCTTCCAGGGTCGTCAGATTAGGATGCGAGTTGAAGGAGCTCAGGGCGCCGACTGGCGCGTCGGTATCATGCGCCTTGACGCAAGGCCGGGTTCCAAGCGATGAGTTTCTACGGAGCACCTCCTGTCGGTCCCGACTTTAAGGTGTGGGCTGAAAAGTTTAGTGCGTGGCTGACCAGTACGCGATCTTTCCTCACACACAGGCGCGAATACGAAAGTGCGGCCGAGGATGGTGTTCTGCTCTGGGACCGAGAATATGGATACCCGGTGGTCTCAAAGAACGGTGAGTGGCGTCAAATTGTTTTAGAGGATGGCCACGGCGACTTCTACATTGACGCAGACGTCACGGCGGCAAGCGCAAACACAGGATACAAATTAACTTACACCGCCGAAGCGTCAAACAGCGGCATCACTCTCGGCACACCAGCAACCCGAATTGTATTTGAGGAAGCTGGGGAGTACGTTATAGCCTTCTCTGCGCAAATTTCGTCGACATCGAGTAGCACAGTACACTTCTATTTCTGGCCCAGCGTCAATGGTACGGACATAAACAACAGCGCGATGACAACTGCACTGCACCAAAACAACGCAACTTTGATTACGTCCAGAACGCAAATATTTACGGTGGCGGCCAACGATTACCTGGAGGTCAACTGGATGGTGGACAGCACTTCTGGCCACTTAAACGCCACGGCGGCAGCGTCTCCTGTGCCAAATATTCCGGCTTCAACACTGTCAATTACGAGGCTGCACGGATGACCAGTGAAAACGTCATAAAGGTCAGCTTTGAGCCGCAGCAAGATCCTATGGTGGAAATGTTCGCCGTTTTGCCGGAGAACCTTCCATCGGTGATAGACGACGCGCGGCGCTTCATAGCCATGTCCACTGCGCGCCAGGACAATGTAAACGCCGATCACATCATCCAAGATCTCTATGATGGCATGTCTTTGCTCTGGATGGTTTACGTCGACGGCACTCCAATGGCGTCCGTCGTGACCTGCATTCTGCACCACCCACTTCGTCGCAATATGAAGATTGAGTGGATGGGCGGAGAGGACATGCACCTTTGGGCCAATGAAGCCTTGGCCACTTTGACAAAAATAGCGAAAGACGCTAAAATGGACGCAATTGAGACTGACGGTCGCAAGGGGTTTGCAAAATACGCAGAAGCGGCTTCCTTCCGTGAAACGCGCAGGCATTATGAGATGGAGCTGAGCTGATGAGTTCGACCAAGACGCAAGAAACCAAACTGCCTCAGTGGCAAGAAGACTTCATCCGCGAGCAGATCCTGCCGCGCGGCATCGAAATCGCTGAAACGGAATATACGCCATACGAAGGCGAGACGATTGCCGGCATGACGCCTACCCAGCAGCAAGCTCTTTCCGGCTTTGGCGGCTTAGACATGGGCGGCCAGACATACGATGAGGCGATAGGCGTGCAGCGGCGCCTCACCGGCTTTGACCCGAGAGACATGTCTGCGGCTCAGCTCGCAGAGGCTGAGCGTATGCAGGGTGTTGGGGCGGTGCGCGGGGCGCGCGCTCCGGGGCAGATCGGCGTCGACACACTGGCGGCGACCAGCTTCGACCCGTATTTGTCGCCATACACTCAAAACGTAATTGAGCTCGGCCAGCAGGACATCGAGCGCCAGCGCCAGATGGCGTCGGACAGGCTCGGCGCGCAGGCGGAAGCTGCCGACGCATTTGGAGGATCTCGCCAGGCTGTGCAGGAAGGCGTCCTAGCCGGAGAAGCCCTACGCCAAGCCGGCGCGCTGTCCGCTCAGCAGCGGCAGCAGGCGTTTACGCAGGCGCTTCAGTCTGGCCAGTTTGACATCGGAAACGTGCAGCAGGCTCGCGCATTGCAGTCGGGTCAGCAGATGACAGCTGAGACACTTGGCCAGCAGGCGCGCGAAGCGGCAGCGGCTCGCGACCAGGCGGCACGCGCAGGCAACATGGCGGCTGCCAACCAGTTTGCGCAGCAGCAGGCACAATTGCAGCAGGCGGCAAACGCTGCCAACTACCAAGGGCAGTTCCAGGCTGCGGGCATACGGGGTCAAGCCGCCAACGCGATGGGCGCCCTCGCTGGCCAGCGCTTACAGTCGGAAATGGCGGGCCTCGGCGCGCAGATGTCTGCGGGCGAGCAGCAGCGCGCCCTGGAGCAGGCTCAATTGCAGTCGGATTATGCGATGTTCCAAGAGCAGCAGGCGTATCCGCTTTCGCAGCTTAACGCCGTATTGGCGGCCGGATCTGGCGTTCCGGCAGGCCTCGGGACCGTCACGCAGCGCGATCCGTTTGGCGGGTTGACGGCGGTTGGAAACTTGCTCGGCGGGTACGGGCAGGCGATGACGGGCTACACGGCTTACAGAGGACGATAGACATGGAAAGACTATTCACGCAGGAAGACATCGACCGGATGAAGGCCATGAACAAGGACATGACCGGCGTCAAGGTGGGCACATTGATGCTTCCTAATGAGATCGAGGAATTGGGGTACGGGTCAGCGGCGGAAGATCCCGCGCCGACTATGGACCCTGTCGCTGCGACAGTCGTCGAGGCCGCGCCAATCGTAGATACCACCGCTGCGCCTTTGGCTGCACAAAACACAAGCGGCGCGGCAACACTCCAGCAGCTTCTGGCGCCGCAAACGACGACCCCGGCAGATCCATACGCGAACCTGAGCAAAACGCAGCGCCGGATGTTGGCGTTTTCTGCATTATCTGACGCAGGGGCATCGCTGGCGGGTCGGCAGGGTGGAAACTTCAACGCTTTGCTCGGCCGGTTCAACGAGCAGGTCGACATGCAGCGCAAGGCTAAGGCGGCGGAGCAGCGCAATCAGCTTCTAGGCGGTGGACTGGCCAGCCGTGAGGCGATACTTAACGCGGCGGCTGCGGGGCTCATAGAGGGGCCGGCGGCTAGGCTAATGATCGAGGAGCTGGAGCGCCAGAAGACTGAGAAGACAAGTATTCAAGGTAAAGCGGCACTCATGGCGCGTATTGACGCGCTGATTAATGACCCAAACTTGGAAGACGCTCTGGGCTTTGAAGGCATTGTCCGGGGGTTTGCCTCAAACATTGGCCTCGACGCGAATGTTGCCCGAGTTAACGAGATGATAAAGCAGGTGCGTGGTGAAGTGTTCTTGGAGGGGTTTGAAAAGCTAAAGGGCGCCGGCCAAATCACCGAGCTGGAAGGCTTGAAGGCCGAGCAAGCCTACGCGCGCCTCGGCCAGATGCAGAGCTACGGAGATTATGTAAACTCACTCAAGGAGCTGCGCTTCTACGTTGATATTTTTTCCCGCAGGCTGCAAGGGGAGAGCATCCCCGACGAGATGATCTACACTCCGGGGCAAGGTCCGCAGGGCGGTTCGACAGATCCGCTTAGCGATGAAGAATTGGATAATCTTTACCCGCCATCAACTCCACCAGCAAACTAGGGGATTACTATGGCCTCCACGGCAGCACAGTTAAGAGACCAAGCGCGGCAGGCACATGCGGCGGGCGACAGTTCCGCGGCCGCCCGCTTCATGGAGCGCGCGAGAGAGGCCGAAGCCTCGGCCTCCGCAATAAACGTCCCCGAGGGCTCCACGCTGCTAAAGCAATACCCGGACGGCGGATACATCACGCAAGACCGCAAGACGCGGCAGATGAATTATGTGAACCCAGAGGGCGCATATGTGTCCGCGGATCAGGGCACAATCACCAGCATCATGCGCGAGGGCGGAGATTTCAAAAAAGTTGTGGGAGGTGAAATGTCCCGCGATGTCGTCGGTGAGGGGCTGACGGCTATTTCCAGCGGAGTTGGTGGAGGTCTATTCGGATTGCGCGGGTACATTGCGCAGGGCGGGGCTAAGGCCAGCGAGTTAGGCAGCCAGTTTACTGGAAACCCACCGATCAGCGAGGAAACTATCCGCGCAGCCATAGGATCACAGGAGGCGCAGTATCCGGCGGCAACTGGCCTTGCTCGAACGGCAACTGGCGCAGCGACGGGTATAGCGTCTGGCGTTGATAAGTTAATTAGTAGCCAAAACCCTTTAATCCGAGCGCTACAAGGTATCGGAGTTGGCGGCGGATTGGGCGCAGCAGAGGGCGCAATTGCCGGCTACGGCGAGGGTGGCGCGGAGGAAGCGGCACGGCAGGCGCAAGTCGGTGGCGTGTTTGGTACTGCCGCTGGTATCGTTGCTCCGCTGGCTGGCGCAATCGCCGGCGGCATCAGCAGGTTCAAAGCGGAGGCTCCGGTCAAAGCTGAAATCCGTAGCATTGGCGCAAAGGGCGACGCGAAGAAGATTATCAAAGACGCAATTGAGGCGGACGGCTCAAGCGCCGTTCTGGCGGCCTCCACTGGCACCCCATATGGCTCAATCTCTACGCTAGGGCCAAATATGTCAAACCTGCTGGACGTGGTAGCAAACACCCCCGGCCCCGGCGCCGCAATTATCAGGAAGAACCTCAACGAGACGTCTCGCGCGGCGTCAGACGATCTCAACAGATCTCTCGACGACGTCCTCGGGAAGCTGCCGGAAAAGCCGCAGTCATTAGAAGGTCAGCAGCGACAGATCATGCAGCTCACAAAGCAAGATCGTTACGATCTATATGGGCAAGCATACGACGTTGAGATCCTTCCGGGAGAAGAGGCGTCCGATAGAGTGCTGGACCTGTTCTCTCGATTAGAGCCGGAGGAGATGAACCGTGCCGCTCGCCTGATGCGCAGGGAAGGCTTCGACGAAGACTTTGTGCTGCCTACGGCTGTAAGTGAAGACGCCTTAAATGAGATCAGGAAAAGATCTGACGCAAATGAACTTACGATCTCCAGTAATGAGGATGGCACATACACCGTCATGCGTCCTCCATCCGTAAAGTCTATTGATTACTTAACGCGAACACTTATCGACGACGCCGAAGCGGCCAAGAGGGCCGGCAGGTTTGGAGATTATAGCGCAATTCTGAAGCAAGCGATGCAGCTCCGGCAGGCCGTGGACGAGGTCAGTCCGGCATATGCCGCCGCCCGCGCCGCCGGCAAGGACGCCATAGACCAGAGGCTGGCTGCCGAGTTGGGTGACGGGCTTCTTAACCCGAATATGTCGCGAGAGCAGGTTAGTATTGCTCTAGAGACTATGGGGCCAGTCGAGATCAAACAGGTCAGGAGAGCTCTGAGGAACAAAATTGAAGACATAGCCGCAAACGCAAGGGTCAGCCCTGTCCGAAAAGCAGACGCTGAAGTGGTAGAGGCTTTGGCAACGCTTAGAACGCTAAATACTCGGGCTGTGGCAGACAAGTTGCGCATGGTGTTGGGTGATGTCGGGTTTGAAAAGCTCTCAAGCCAGATCAGAAACACTGGCGACGCGATGATGATGTCAGCAACCGTCACGCAAAATTCTAAAACCGCGATACGCCAGCTCGTTGAAGAGCGCTTCAAGCAACTTATCGGGCCAAGTATGGGGGAGCGCATCGGCCAGCAAGGTCTGCTAAACGCCCCGGTGGCTGCCGCAACAGAAATGGCCCTTACCGGCGGAACCCAAGCAGACCGAATTGCGGGGGCTAAAGAGCAGCTGGCGCCGATCCTGTCCCGCCGCATGACGCCGGACGATTTAATGCGCCAGGCGCAGGCTATGGAGCGCGCGGCCCCCGGAATAGCCGCAGCCCGAGAAACCGGGCAGGCGACCAGGGGCGCCGTAACTAGCGGGATTTTGGGCGCAGGAATTGCTCAGCAACCAGCCGGAGCGGAGCCCATTGTTGAGCCGTACCCCGACCTTCTGAGGCTACTCGCCGGCCCCCGCTAAACGCTACTTCTTGGCAGCTTTTTTAGGCGCAGTCTTAGCGGGCTGCGCCTTCAGCGTGTCCGCCGCCAGCTGGTGCAGCTGAGCCGACTGCTCCTGTATGATCGTGGCCGCCTGTTCGCAGAATTTGAACAGCGCCATGATGTTTGTTACGCGGTGCGGATTGTTGAGATTGCGCACCAGTTCTTTCGTTTGATCGTCGAGCATGTGATCCTCCATGAATGTCACCCTGGCACCCTATAACATTTTTTTTGCTTTGTGAACATTTTGTGCTTGCAAGGCGTGTGTGTTAGCCTTATGTTAACAGTATAGACAGAAACAAGGGAGACACGGACATGATTTTAAAGATGACAGCAATTCCGTTTGAAGGCGCAAACATCATTGTTGATTTTGGTGACGACTGCTACGCAGTCCAGCACTCAAACGGTAACGTCGGCATTTACGCAAAAGATGAAGATGAATTGTTGCGCATTAGCGACCGATTGATCCGCAACCCCAACAAGTCTGGCGAACAAATCGCAAAAGAAATGTGGGGCGCCTAATCAACCCGGGGGCTACGGCCCCCGCCCACAGGGAGAGCATAACATGATGCCAACGAAACAAGACTGGGCGATCCTCGCCATCTGGACGTCGCTCTGCGGGCTGTTGATCGCCTGCACGGTAACCGCTAATATTTCAGACGAAACAATGCGCCCGAAGGCGCGTCCAACACACTGGGAGACCACACATGGCTAAAGCATACTCACGCTCCGACATCCTCGACATGGCGAGCGAATGTATTACGAAAGATCGCGCCGCGACGCACGGCGACATGGAGGAAAACTTCTCGACAATTGCGGCGTACTGGAGCATCCACCTGGGGGTTGAGGTGTCCGCCGCCGATTGCGCAATTATGTGCGCACAGATCAAGATTGCGCGCCTCAAGTCTAACGCCGCCCACGCCGACAACTGGGTGGATCTAGTCGGATACGCCGCCTGCGGCGGTGAGCTGGCCGCTGAGCGCACGGAGGGTTCGACATGAGCGAAGCATGGGCGGCCATCTTACCGAGGCTGGTAGCGTGCCCTGAGTGCCACGGTGAGGGCACTATAGAAGAGGGGTACGCATACCCTCACAACGCGGGCCGCGACATCGGCGAAATCATCATGGAGACCGTATCGTGTCCAGAGTGCGGCGGCATGGGCGAGATCCCGCCGCCTGAGGAAGAAGAGGAAGAGGAGGAAGACGAATGAAGTATGACCCGGAGGCGCTCACGCGTCACGTCATCGACTGCGCGGAGCAGGGCATGTCCCAGGCCGACGTGGCAGACTTGCTGCGCGTGTCGCGCTCAACAGTCCACCGCATAACTAGCAAGCTAAACATCAAACTGGAAAGGAAGCCCCGTGAATACGGACCAAACTCAGATCATTATCGGGCGCCTCGAGCGGATAACGAGCATCATGCTGACGGAGCAGAAGACGGCGATGAGGCCAAACTTGAAGCAGCGGCTGGAAGAGCAGCAAGCGCTAATCGACGTGCTAAAGCGCGAGATGCAAAAGACGCAGCAGAGCGACTGAAGGCAAAGCTAGAAGGCGTTACGGATAAGCATGAGCGCTTTGAGATTACATACGGCCACTGCCTGTGGGAGTTTGAAACACTCATGTACAGGCAGCGCAAGCGTGACCCGCTTCCGTCTGGCCCGCGTAGGCCGTTAACAACCTCACCGTCAATGTTGATTGCCGCTGAGAAAATGAAGCAGCACAGCATCGACCAAGGCAACCGCCTGTTCTCGCTCATACCTTACGACCAGCGTGTGACAGCAGCAGAGGCCGCAGAGCTTCTAGGCGATAGCGTGCCGCGCACGTCAAGCTATCTCAAAAAGATGTGGGAGGCTGACAAGATATACCGCGTGCGTGACTTTGTTGAAGTGCCGGGCTACACCAAGCGCCAATGGCGTTGGGTATTCAGCAAGCAGCCTATTCAGCCGTTGAACAATTGCTTTGAGGATGAGGCATGAAATATGGTTCAGTTTGCTCTGGCGTTGAAGCGGCCACCGCAGCATGGCATCCTCTTGGCTGGGAGCCGCAATGGTTCAGCGAAATAGAAAAGTTCCCGAGCGCCGTGCTGGCGCATCATTACCCAGATGTCCCCAACTTGGGCGACATGACGAAATTTAAGGAGTGGCCCATTGACAGATCAATTGACCTTCTGGTCGGAGGAACCCCCTGCCAAAGTTTCTCAGTCGCAGGACTTCGCAAGGGACTTGATGACCCAAGGGGAAATCTCATGCTCACCTATCTTGCCATTGCTGCACAATATCAGCCCAAGTGGTTGGTTTGGGAGAACGTCCCCGGCGTCCTGTCTAGCCAACGAGGACGGGATTTTGGAACCTTCCTCGGGGCGCTGGGCCAGCTCGGGTATGGGTTCGCCTACCGAGTGCTTGACGCTCAATACTTCGGAGTGGCCCAGAGACGCCGCCGTGTGTTCGTTGTCGGATACCTTGGAGACTGGCGACGTGCCGCAGCGGTTCTTTTTGAGCGCGAAAGCATGTCAGGGCATCCTGCACCGCGCAGAGAAGCGGGGCAAGAAGCTGCCCCCACAGTTACACAAGGCGCTCCATTCAGTCGCACAGGCAACGAGCGAGTAGAAGCGGAGGCTGTTGTGGCTCAGTGCCTTACAACTCGCACGGGAAGCGAATACGATCCGACAACAGAAACATTGCCAATAGCCTTCGGCGCACAAAACAGCGCCAACCAAGGCGACAGCGTGTCAACTGAAGTCACGCCAACGCTGGATAAGAGTAAGACGCCAGCGGTGGCATTTGGGATTGACCACGACTTGAACGGAGCGAAAGAGCTTATGGGGCCGTTAATAAGAGGACCACAAGGTGCGCCAAGAAATGCTATTTCACAAGGCGCACAAGTACGACGCCTAACCCCAACAGAATGCGAGCGCCTGCAAGGCTTCCCTGATAACTACACGCAGATACCGTGGCGCAACAAGGCCGCTAAAGACTGCCCGGACGGTCCTCGATACAAAGCAATGGGCAACTCAATGGCCGTACCAGTGATGCGCTGGATTGGCGAAAGAATACAAATGGTGGAGAGTTTAGATGAGTGACAAAGAAATGGAGCGCATGATAAACGCAGCCGGTCTGATTGGAGCTATTTTTGGCTTCGTTGCTGGCGCTGGCCTGATGACGTTGGTGGGGATTATATTTTAGTAGTCGTGTGGGTGGCGTGATGTTGGCACATTCGGTAACGCGATAACCAATAAACGGTTACGGTTGAGCCACCCACTCAGACTTTGTAGTCAAACCCACACCGACCCGCAAGACACTATTTAAAGCTGCCCAGAGTTTTTTGCATCGAATGGCTTTCGTTTAGAAATTCCGACTCATATACATATGTTGTTGTCTTGGAGATTTCGTCGCCCCGGCGAAAAACTACAGCATCCAGATCCACCGCAACAAAGGCATAAACGTCTGACCTTTGCCCGCTCTTCTTTGCTGTGTAGAATTTGTACCTTTGCCCTACCCCATGCGTTTTGCTTGCGCTTTTTACTTGCAATGTGAGCGTGCGTGTATCCGTCTGTATATACGCATCGTGGTCTCTGATTTGGCACAGGGTGCAGAGATAGCCAGCAAGCGAAAGCCGGGCGAGTGCTAAATGCTCGCCCGCCCTGCCTACTGCCGCGCTGGCCTTTTGATCTTGGACCCGCACTTAGCTAACCTAGCTAGACTAGGCCATTAGCCAAGTGTGGATCTTCTTGCTCTGTTGGCTTCGATCATCCAGCCCGTGATAGCCGCCATTCACGCGGCGCGTTATGCGCTTGATTGCGTCATCCGTCACGCCCTCATCGGCAATCTTAAACAAGTCATTCTTTTCGAAAAACCACAAAGCAGTCTCAAAAGCGTAATCGTCCGCCACCAAGTCTGGGTCAGTCATAACCTCCGGCACACCCATATCAGATGCAAACGAGCGATAATTGTTTCTCCCGGTGAGCTGTAGAAATCCACGGCCAATGTATAGGCTCGCTTGC